CACTGACACCGATCCCGGCGATGGCCGCCAGCGCCGCGATCGCCACCGGATTCGCGGCCAGCGTGGTGAGGCTGCCGGTGATCCCTTCGACCGCGGCGGCTACCCCGCCGATACCTTCGGCGACACTGGCGGCTTCCTGCAAATGGGTACTGACCGGACCCAGGTCGACACCGAGTTTTTCCGCCAGCGGGGTGATCGTTTTGAAAGCCCCGGCGATAGCATCCGCCCGTGAGGCGACATCCCCGGAAAACGCGCCTTTAAGATTTTTCGATACTTCACCAAGCAGAGGTGCCGCCGCCCCCAATTTGTCGGGCCAGTCGCCGATATTAATCCCCAAGGTTTTTGCCAGCGGTGTGGCGCTGCTTAGCGCGGTCTGTATCCCTTCGAGGGCGCCGCCCAGATCGTGCGCCTTGGTGGCGTTGATCGCATCTTTGAGCCCGGTGAAGCTGTCCACCACCGACCGCGACTTGTCCGACAGGTTGCCGACCATATCCTCGAAGGTGCGGAAACCCGGGATCTTATCCTCGGCGAAGTCGAGGCTGGCCTCGGCGAGTGCCTTGCCGATCACCGCCCCCGTTTCGGGGCCCATGGCTTGCAGCCCTTTGAGGACGGCTTTCCCGATTTTGGTGCCGAGGGTGGTGCCGGTTTCTTCCGGGGCGCCGCCGGCGATGATGTCGTCGATTTTTTTGCCGCTTTTCGCGGCGTCTTCGATGCCTTTGTTGATGCCGGCACCGATGGTTTTCCCGGCCTGTTCGGCGGCGTTGCGGGTGGCCCAGCTTCCGGCTTTGCCGGCCAGCACATCGGAGATGACGCCGCCGCCGGTGCTGGGCGCGGTTTTCATGCCCTCGTTGATGCCGGTGTTCAGGCCGGTCCCGATCTCCTTGCCCGCTTTCTGCGCCGCCGAGCGGGTCGCCGACCCCACCGGTTTCCCGGCGATCACCTCCCCCAGGATCGAGCCGTCGGCGGGCAGCGACACCCCTTTCATGCCTTCGGTGAAACCCTGGTTGAACGCTTTGGCGCCTTCGCGGCCGGCGGCCAGGAACTGGTTGGACAGCCCCGACATTTTGGGGGCCACGTTGATGAAGACGGTGCCGAGTTCGTTGCCGCCGGCCGGGCTGGTCATCGCCACGTCCTGGTGTGGGTTTTACCTTTGGGCCGGGTTTCCCGTTCGGCGTCGAGGCGGTCCATCTCGTCCCAGGTCATGACGTCGGCGGGGAAGATGTTGTCGCCGGGTGAGCGGTCACCCAGGCCGGGCCGGTCATAGGGTTCGGACAGTTTCGCCACCCCGGACTGGGTTTCGGTCATGTTCGCCAGCAGGTGGTCGGTGCGTGACCAGCCGTTGTCCATGAAATAGCGCAGCGAGGAGCTGGGCGGTGCGGCGACCACGATCGAGACGAGTTCGGCGATGCTCAGCCGTTCGGTGAACATATCCGCCGCCCGGTAGCCCAGCGCCAACAGATCCCGCTGCAGGGCGTGGAAGTATCTGCCCACCGCGGCGGACAGCATCAGGATTCCCCCGGCGGCTCCCCGCCTGTCGGCCGGCTGATCGGGGCAAACCAGGACCGGAACATGTTGGCCTGATCGTCGGGATCCTCATCGCCGAGGCGGGCCACCCGCAGCCGGATCGGCAGCGGCACCCCCGCCAGGATCATCCACTCAAACGACTGGAACATTTCGTTGAGGTCATAGATTTTGCAGAAGAATTCCTGCGTCGGGGTCACCGTGTTGATGTGCGGCAACACGATCGGGTCACCGCCCTGGCGGGGCCGCCACACGAAGATCCGCCGATCCCCGTACGGGTGGGCCACCTGCTCCACCAGGTTCGGCGGCGGCACTTCCTGCGCCGCCGCGGCCGGGGTAGGGTTGGCGGCGCCACCATTGCTTTGGCCGGTCGATGGTGGCGCCGCCTTGTTGCGGGGGACCGACGCCCGCTTAACGGTGGTGTCGGCCGTCATGTGTGCACGCCGTCGGTCCAGTATTCGTAGGCGAAGTTCGAGTTGTTGTCGGGCAGCGCCTCGATGGTCATGTCGAACGTCGCCAGCTCTTTATGGGACCATTTGGGTCCGGCGACGGTGGTGGGCCGCCCGTAGGGCAGCACCAGACGCGCCGACATCTTCATGTAGTAGGCGTCGAACACCCAGATCCCGGAGTCCAACAGTTTCCCGTTGATCTGCGCGGTGATGATGGTGCCGGCCGTTGCGGTCGGCGGGGTCACCGTCACATTGCTCGAGCCGTGCGCCGCGGATTGCACCGACGCATTCATCATCTGCAGCAGTTTGAATTTCAGCTGCAACCCGTAGTGGTCCTGCAGGATCGCGATCAGGTTGCCGCCCCAGTCGTACTGTTTGCCTTCGGGGCGGTCCTCGGTGCGTTCCAGACCGTTTTGTTCGACGCGGCCCAGCGTGATGAACGCCGGATCCAGCGCGGCCGTCGGATCGACCGGCAGGGTGGTGCCGAACGGCGCCCAGCGGACACCGCCGCTCACCTTGGGGCTGGGGGCGGCGATCTCGGCGACTTCGGCGAACACGACCGGCGGGGCTGCGGTGGTCACTAGCTTCTCCTCCAATGCACAACCAGGGTGGCAATGCACACAATCATTGCCACGGTTAGCTTCACACGCCGCGCCCGGTTTTGGGTGTTAAGACACGCTGACAGGTTGGCCGGGGATCCGCCAGGTGAGCATCGCCTTGTAGCGCGGCATGTTGACCAGCGGATCGTTTTGTTTGACCGGGGTGGTGGCGGTGGAGTGCGCCACCCAATAGTCGACCCCGCCGACGGTGACGGTGAACGTGTACAGGCCGCGGGCCCCGAGCCCGATCGCGCGGCAAAGGTTGGCTTCGGCCTGGGTTTCCAGGTTTTCCGGGGCGTAGGCGTGCAGGATGATCGACAGGTCGTAGAGCAGCTCGTCGGGGCGCAGCGGGCCGCCGGCGGCCTCCAGCCGCAGCCACGGCACCACCGTGTCGGCGCGGCTGTCGGGTTTCCCGAGGCGGGTGGTGACCGGGACCGGCGCCATCAGCGGGGTGAAGTAGGCGACCCCGATCGCCTCGATCGGTGGGGCCATGATCCCGTAGGCGGTCATTGGTTGGCCGTCCCCCCGAAATGCGCCACCGTCTTGAACAGGGTGGAGTGTTTGGCGTCATCGAGCATGGCGGCGAAATTAGCGGTCCACACGTTGGCGCGGGCCCGTTTGGAGTCGGGCCAATCCGACACGACGGTGACCGCGTAGTCGGCGCCTTTTTGTTGGGCGATGCTGTTGGCGTGATCGGCCATCTGCTGCACCTGGTCGGCCAGGGCGGCGACCACCTCGGGGGAGTGCAGCAGCCCGATAGCGAAGGCGCTGAACGCGGCTTTGTCGATGACCATCTGCGAGCCGTCCCGGAAGGTGTGCGCGCCCGCGGGGCTGTCAGTGTCGTCGTCGGCGGGCTCAGCGGCGCCGCCGGCCAGCGGGGCGCTCACGTGATCCGCCGCAGCTTCACGATGCCGCCCGTCCATGCGTACAGCTTGGTGAACGGGCCTTTGAAGTCGTTGGTGGGGTCGCCGTTCACCCAATATTGGGTGCCGCCCTCATAGTTGCCGGTGTCGTCGACGGCGCCGCCGATGATCACCCCATCGGAGGCGTGGTAGTCCTGCGGGTCGGGGACATCCATGTTGAGGCTGGTTTCGATGCGGTCCAGAAATTCGGGGCTGATGACTTCGCTGGATGAGCCGAGGCGCCCAGCCTGGTGGTAGCCGCGGACCCAGCGGACGACCGGGGCGCCGTCGATGATCGGATGGTTGCCGTGGCTGTCGATGGTGGTGGTGTCCACGGTGCGGGGAATGTGCAGCACCGGGAACGGGGTGGGGATCTTCATCAGGCGACCACCGGCAGCCGATACGGGGCCAGCCGATCCATCTGCTCGGCATTCAAATTCAGGCCCGCATTCCTCGTCAGGGTGAGCTGGTAGCCCGGGGTGGTGATCCCCGACACGTTCCCGGCGGTCATCTCCGCGGCCACTTCAGCGAGCTCGTAGGCGACCGCTTTCACATCCGCCGGCACCGCCGGATACCCGTGGGTGAAGGTGACGGTGGCATACCCGAAGTTCATCCACGGCAGATACGCCGGGGTATCCGGCCCGTAGTAGTAGCCGGAATAGGAACCCCACCCCCACCCGGTCAACCCCAGCGGCTGGATGTAACCGATCTGGAACCATTCATACAGGTCGGGGTCGATGTCGACGGTGGTGTCCACCCCAGTCTGGATACTCAGTTGCGCCACATCGGTCACATACAGGCTGGGCAGCATGATCCGGCCATTGGTGCCGACTCGCAGTTTGTCCAGGGTATTGGTGTCGTTCGGGTAGATCCGCCACCCGCAGTACGTCCTGATCCGCGCCCCGGCGACGGCGAGGAAATATTTGGGGTCCTGGGCCTGGAAAGACGCCCAGTCCGGGTCGTTGGGGTCACACAGCGGCGGATAGGGATCACGCGGAGCCGCCGGCGACGACACCGGACTGGGCGTAGTCATTCCTCAGCCTCTTGCAGCAGAGCGATCAGTTCGTGCTTGCGGGCCGACGCCGGGTAGTCGACGCCGAGCTGGGCGAGGGCGTCTTTGAGTTCGGGCACCGTCCAGCCCTCGAGATCAACGTCGGCGGCCTCTTCCTCGTCCCACAACGACGGCTGCTCGGGTGGGGCCTCGCCGGGTGCGTCGGTGAGGGGTTGCGCGCTGGCGAACGGCGGCGGCGGCACCCCAAAATCATCATCGACCAACACGACGATGTCGGGCAGCTCCGCAGGCAACGCGGCGGCCAGCGCCACCAAATGCTGCGGGACCACCGCCCCGGCGTCTTTGTGCCGCTGCACCGCTTCGACAATCGAATGCGCCCAGCCAGCTACCGGATCCCGGACATACATCTTGCCCGGCGGCGCGGGCGGTGTCCGCCCGAACCGGCCCAGCGCCACCGCCACCATCACGCCACCGCGATACTGGTCGCCGTCGTCGTGACCTGCGCGGCAGCCCCCACCGCAGGGGCCACCGCATGAGCCGCCAGCAACCAGTTATGCAACGCCAACAACGAACACGGCGTCGTCAACGCCCCCGGCGGCACCTTGATCGGCCCCAACTCCTGCACAGCATCTTTAGCAGCCATGAGCAAAGCCTAACGCCGGAGCATGTCACAAGGATGATTGACGCGCGGTATGACGTTGCAGGTACTCAGCGGCGGCCCACAGCAGATCAGGATCGTCCCCAGCCATCCCCATGAACCGATTACAGGTGTTGCACAGCAACCCCCGGATCACCCCTGTCCGATGATCATGATCAACCGAGAGGTTCGGATACGTCTCACAACCATTGCGGCAGATCGCACACACACCACTTTGCGCCGTCAGCAGTTCGTCATACTGTTCGGGCGTGATGCCGTACAGCTTCTTGATGTTGTGCCTGCGGTTGATCTCACTATAGGTACCCAGTTCTTTTCGCCGTCGGGTTAATGCTTTTTTCTTGCATTTCGGGCAGCAGTTGAGGCTTTTAGCCTTGATCTGCTTTGGCACGTAATCTGCTCCGCACACGCTGCATGGACGCGCCAGATAACTTGCTTTGACGGGTTCGCCGCGCTTGGCCGCGCTAAAGCAATCTCGGCACCAGGTTCCACGTTTGCCGATGTAAGACGGGGAGAAAGCTGAGTGCGGGAGCTGTTGTTTACAGCTCCCGCACTGCTGAGTTGGGGTGTCATCCATGCACCCACTATATTAAAAAGTGGGTGCATGGCACCGACTTTTTAGAATGTTGGTGCGGTCAAACCGGTGATCTGCACCACGGATTGGGGATAACGAGCGGCCGTGAAAGCCAGATAGTTGTACACCTGCAGCAGCACGGTCAGGTTGACTGCCCTGGTTTCCGGCAAGACTCTCGCGCGGATCCCGGATTCCCACAGGATGAGGTCGGAGGACCGCATCACGTAGACGATGTCTTCGGTTCCTGCGCCGGAGTTGGTTGCTATGTTCGGGTCGGTGACGACCGGCAGGCCGTGGATGTTGCCGACCACTTGCTGGGAGTCGACGTCGGTGAGGACACCGACCACGTTGAACGGCATGTTGCCGTTGGGCAGCACCAGCGGGCGCTGGTTCCCGTCGAGCAGGGACAGGAACCAACCCCAGCGGCGGGGGTGCATGACGATCACTTCGGGCGGCAGGAAGCGGGTGGTGTGTACGGTTTGCACCGCGTTCGCCAGGGCGCTGTACACGCCGGCGATGGTGACCGCGGACGCGGCGACCGACGTGATACCCGGCGTGTTCCCGACCCCCAGTACTTGGCCGCTGGATCCACTGCCGCCGATGACCTGGGTGTCCAGGACGGCGGCGTGCGCGGCGACCAGGTCACGGAACACGACGTCGTCGAACGCGATCGGGGACTGGTCGATCAGCTGGATCGCCACCCCCTGCTGACCCGAAATTGTTCTGACCGGTGCATTGATAAATGTATCTGTCAGGGCAGTTTCTGACACGGCGGTGTTATCGGCGGTCTGCACGCCGACGGTGGTGCCGGTCAACATCTTCGGCACGTTAATCGAGTCGGTTCCGCCGGGCAGGGTTTGGCGTTGGGTGACGTTCGCGAACGCCCGGCCCGGACGGGCGTAGGTCACGTATTGATCCATCAACCACGCCGGCGGCACCGCGTAGCCGCCGGACCCGTCGACCCGGGAAATGTCGGCGCGGTACTCCTGGTATTCGGGGTTGTT